TAGCAGGCACGGAGAGCACAAAGAAAACCGGTCTTAAAGACCCATCTCTTCTTCCAACACCTTTTCAATAGCAGACGACTTCTGCCCAAGGCCATGCGAATCAGGTACCGGACCTGTATCGACTTGTCGAACTTTAATGACCGGAATGTCGCCAGACTTCTTTTTAACAGACCCACCTTTCGACGACGCCAAGGGTACGGTCTCCGGAGCAGGTAGTTGCTGAGTAACAACCTCGCCACTCCACAAATTAGGCGCACTACCTTTAAGCATAATATAATACTTAAAAACAACATCATATTCAGTATGAATATTTTGATCCGATTTGGTATCTTCACTGAAAGCCATAACAAACTTTCCAAATGAAGCTTTAAAATCTGCCATAGCAACCCAAGTTTTTCTAAAAACTCCTCCGTGTATATCAACATTACTAAGATCAGCAGTATTAACACGTAAGGAAGGTTGTAACTTAATAAAACGTCTAACCGTCTTATTGAAAGAATGTAACCGAGAACGAGGATGCAAATGTAAAGCAACCACATCATTAACTTCGCCAGTTTCGGGTTCAAATAAAGTCCACAAATTAGGAGCAGTATTTATTAAATGAGCATCATTTTGAGGTTGATAATAAGATTGAGTAGCACCAATAGCATTCATCCTAGGCATAAGTAATACAGACATAGCATACATCCTATAATACTTAAAATTCTGCAAAAATTGCAGAACATAAGAATTAACATTAGCCAAAGAAATAGAATGAACATGAGTAGCATTAGAAGTAGCAGTAAACTGAGTCACTTCCTTAATACACATCTTAGAATAAAAATTATTCAATCTCGGAAAGCAAGACCGCTTCGATCTCCTTGAACGGCCATAACGCCTGCGGCGAATATATCGCCTCTTGCGACCGCGCCTGCGCAGGGACATTATAGACCACCCAACGATCCGAACTTAACCGAACCAAGTCTGGTTCACAATTAGAAAATATAACTACAGGACATGACTTAAATACTCTACGTTTACCCATATATTTGCCTGTCATTACAAAACCATTCTTACACGCCTCTAACGTTTGATATGAAAACTGAGAACTATCAGATCTAGTTACATCAAATACAATACCATTTATAGTTTCAGATAATAAAAAACATATATCTTTAGCTTGCGTAACACCATCAAATAAATCAAAAGAATAACAACTAAATAATATATTAGATAAAAAAGTTTTGCCACACCCTCCGGCTACATCCACTACCCATAAAACCTGCCTATCATTTTGATTAAACAATTTTAATAATACAGACATTTGCCATAATTTTAACAAACAAGTACTTAATTCACGAAATCTTGACTTTCTAACTTCAAATTCTCGATACTCGGAGACGACTTCATCAATCGCCCTTTTCGAACGCACATATGTCGATGAACATCGTACTTCACTTCCAGGCATGGAATATAAGGTTTTAATAACGTCTCTAATTCTGTCTGAAGATCCTGAACTCGATCGTGATAGAACATTCCAATCTCCACCTCTAAAGAAACTGCCCGATTTAGTACAATAATCGTAATTTTGTTGGTCGGATCCTCTTGCACCTTCCCAATGGGCACCATCGAATAACTTAGTAACATAGGACAACCGTTGACTACGCGATAATACACAGTAACCTTGCAAATGTCGCGTGCCAGATTCACCGATCTCATATCCAACCACATACCGACATAACTTGTTCCCCGTACTGCAGCCATTATTAAAAAACTCTTCCCAATTACACACAACAGAATAATTATTAAGTGTAAAACACCAACGTTTATACATCACAAATGAGACAAAACTAACTTAAGGCTTACCTGAGGCAAACCTTTTATCTAAAACTAAAAAACCGGTTCTTGTGCTGTGCTGCCGTGCCTGGTAATAGTA